GTATCCACAGAGCCCATATTTTCAACACTGCCACCCCCGGGGGGGGTGCTACGTATCATCAGGTATCAACCTACCATGACATTTATCACATAGCCTACCATCCATTGTGTTCATTTTTCGTTTAGAATATGGTCCTTTAATCCTGCCGCAATCCAAGCATATATATCCATTTATATTATCTTGCATTATTTCCCTCCGCTATTTCTATAAGTGTTTCCCTTGGTATCTCTCCGCGTTCTGCTTTTTCATGGTACTCTTCTGATAATGTAATCAGGTTATCATCATCTAATCTTTTGTCCCAGTCCTCTTCTATTGGTATAATATGATGTACTTCCAGGTTTGTATAAACATATCGTGGTGGATCCTCTCTTAATGACATCTGGCATAGATATTTATCTCTTTCTATTATCTGATTTCTTTTCTCTCTCCATTGCCGTGACCAACGAAATTTATTTATCTTTGTTGGTTCTTTATTCCTCTTCGGTTTTTTGCAACAATCAAACTTGCTATCATGGATTCGCATACAATACTTACATGACTTAAGCATACTCTCTCCTCCTTTTCTCGCATAACAAAAAGAGACTCCGTAATAATTAGAGCCTCTTTTGAGGGAGCAAGCGATTGAGTATCTATATCGTAACCATATTCTTTTACATTTACAATATAACATACTTGTAACCGGACATACAAGGACATGTTTTATAACTTGCTAATCCACTGTGCATGTTTTCTTCTTACTTGTCTCTCGCTGTACCCTAGTTCGTTCCCTATCTGATTCCATCTTAACCCATTGATGTACCTCAACCTCAATATCATTCTTACTGTTGCGTTGTCAATGCTTTCAATATATTCTTCAATCCTTGCCCGTTCGTCCATCAGCTCGTCAAGCTTGCGCTTCAGCTTTCGCTCCAACCGCTTAACCTTGACGCTGTAGCCTTCACTGTCATAGCCGCAAACCTTGAAATATGTGAGGATGTACGGATGCTCAACCATGCTGCCAGCTACCTTTTCAGTTACATATTCCTCTGTAATTGTATTCAGCTCTCTTTTGATAAGTTCAATTTCTTTTTGTATGCTTCTAAGTTTGCTTAGTTCTTCCTTAGTCATTGGATAACCATCCCTTTCTTCAACCTCTTACCAAATCGAGTATGCTCAACTTTCTTGAGTTCTTCGCTAGAGTGCCATTCTTGATACACCGCAAACCATGCCTCAGCTGTCATTGTGACCGTGTGTATTTCTTCCGTAACCCCGCTAATAACCTCATTGCAATCTGCTGCTAGTACATACATCTGAACAAAGTCCTGCATCCTCATTGTTACAAACCATTGCCGGTAGTTCTCCTTGTGTGCCACGATAGGTAAGTTGCCGCTTCCGGCCGAATCTCTTATAGCCTGCCTCATGAAAGCCAATTTGTCACCTTCTGTGATGACGTCTCGCAACTTCACTTCAACGTGTATCCCCGGAAGCCCAACAACATCGGCACTGTCTACACCGCCAGCGTATTGTTGACTACGTCTTGCGTCATATCCGTGTTGGCGGCAAAGCTTGGCAAATTCTCTTTCGCCTCGCTTGCCTTTTTCTCTGCTATTTATTGACATCTGTCTCCCTCCTTTCAACCCGCCAGCTTACCCATGTCATTGAATCGCTACTGCGATAATTCTTGCACTTGCTATCACCGCGAAAATTTTCATTCTCCAGCCGATTGCACCCAAGGCAACTTCCGCACTTTGTCAACATCAATCGCGCATTTGCTATGTAGTTCATGCTTATCCTCCAAACTCATATTTCTTGTTAAATCTGCTATAAGCTGTTTTGTGCTACTCGGTAACATCGCATATTCCTTTTGCTGGGCTACTTTCGCCTTGTAACTCCTCATGAAATTTGACTGTATAACACTGTTGACAACTTCGCCATCCATTAATGCCCACTCTCTCAAAGTATTTGGACTACCAACCACTTTTTGCAGTATTGGAGGCAACCTCTCAAAGTTTTCCGCTGCGTTATAATAACTAATTGCCGCCTTGACTTGTTGCCATGCCTCCATCTCAGTCATTTGTTCAGGGCGTGTTATGGTTGCGATTTTTTCTTTGATATCTGCTATAGTTGGCGGATATTTATGTGTACATATCAGAGCTTTTACTGCTTCAACAACTATTTCGGGATGTTCTTCAGCGAACATTGTCGCCCATAAATCTATTGCTGCATTTAATTCTTCTTTGCTGTAATCTTTATAGAAATTTGGATAAGCTGTTTTTAATATGGTCAAAATCTTTAATGCCTCTTGTCTTGTCACAATAAACCCTCCTCCTTTGCAAGCTCAAGAAATGGGTTGTTTGATTGAGGGCCTCCTTGTTTGATTATAGTTTTCTGGTTCAGATAGCCCTCAAATTTGTTGCTGAATAATGTTTCAGGTCTGAGAAACTTCTCCCATTCTGTGTTTTTCCATTCGGCGCATTTTTTGTCTATGACAGTAAAAAAGTCGTCTTCTACAAACCCTTCTCTTAATCTTGCTTGTATCAGTTCGCTGGTTTTACGTGTAGTGTATTTGTATTGAGTTCCGGCTTTTTCGTTAAGATAATCAACGATGCGTTTGCACGTGACAGACAACGGTTCTTTTTCTTCTTCTTTTTCTTTTTCTTTTTCTTTTTCTTTTTCTTTTTCTTTTTCTTGTTTGCCAAACCGTTCCCCTAACGGTTCAGGTGACGGTTCAGGTAACGGTTCCCCTAACCGTTTCTCTAACCGTTCTAATAGTGATGAATAGTGGCTTTTATCGTATGAATATTTTTTAACTGCCTCATAGAAATTTTTAAGTAACGGTGTTTTGGGAATCTCATCTAGTTTCTGTACAGCGCTTTTAACTTGATTGTGATTTTCAAGAGGATTGTGCTTTATAAAGTTTGCGATTAACACTACGTGAACCGTTTCGTCATAGTTTACTAAACCGTTCCTCAACAGTTCCCCTAACCGTTCCCTAAACCGTTCCGCTGTCCATCCTAAATCAAAACATGCATACGGCTCTGGTAGGAAATAAAAACCTAAAACATTGCGATGTGGCGATGTGAGAAGGTATAGCATAAGATATCTTGCATCATCTGAAACTGTTCTCATTTTTTCGTCTTGCCAAAATCTACTTTCAACCCTTGTATACATTTAGCACTCCACCTTAACAATTAAATTTCCGGCATTTCATCCCATGTTCGGCCATCCAGGATGCGGCCTGCGGCCTTTTTGTCAACTCGATCAGCGCAGTTGATGTGTGCATGACTCTTGTCGCTGTGTGTGAATTTCACTTTATGTGTCATGGCTAGCACCTTCTAACGCCTTTTCTGCTTCTTCGCGGCTGAGAAATACGGTTTTGCCCACACTGCCAATCGAAAACTTTGCCCCACTTGTACAGCACACAAGGATTTCGTTTTTAGATATAATAATTCGCTCAACCCTATCCTCCATTGGCTTTGAAAAATAAGAAAACACAGCTTTGATTTTCCATACCACGTCCCCCGCCTTACACGACAGTACCACCAGCCGCCCTTCTTGCTCCGCTTGTTTGTAGCGTTTCAACTCGTCCCGCAACCTGTGTATCTCGCCATGCTGGTCAATTGTACACTGTTCTTTGCTTGCGTCTGACTTTTTGAGTTTTTGCACTTCTTCCGGCGACAAGCCGCTGTCCTCGTATGCGGCAAGGCGGTCAATGACTCCACCTACAACAACAGGATGCGCCCATCCCTCTCCAAGTACTTTTGTTTCATTTCCATCCAATTCTACAAAGCGGCTCCATTCTTCAATAGGACAGCCATCCCATAGTTCTTTTGTGAACCTATTCATCTTCCTTCCCTCCTATCGCCTTGTCAATTTCTACTACAGCTTCATACATTTCAATACAAGCGTCTTCTTCAGGTGTTTGGTCAAAATACTTGCAATGTACCTTTAGTTCTGATATACCTTTACAGAGTGCTTCCCTCGCCTTCCGCAATGCCTCCCTCACCTGTTCCACCTGTACCCGCAGTTGCTCATTCTCCTGCTGCAAGGCTTCGATGGTGTCAATAGCATCCTTAAACTCAACTGTGCTGTATTCCATTTCCCCTATCCCTGTAAGCTTAAATATAACCTTGTCATGTCCTTTAAATGTTTCGATTAAATCCGTCAACCTCACGTCATTCAACCTCCTTATCCTCCACCAGCTTCAGCGGGCAATATTTATGTCTGCCTTCTTCAGGGCAGTAGTGCATTATAACTTCACAAATCATTATGTCATCTTTCATTCGCCAACTACAAGGATATCTTCTGCAACTCTCCGGCATCTCCAACTCCAATATCGCTTTAGGCATTGTGCTCGACCTCCTTCGGCTCAAAATATTCGCATCTTTCACATGTCGGCTTGTCAACTGCAAGCGTTCCACTAAAGTTAACATGCTTCGGACAGCTTTCCTTTGTTTGCACTATATACATCATTACTTCTTTAGCGTGCTTGCAGTCTCGGCACTTCTTGTATTTGCCTCTATATTTAGCCATCGTGTTCGACCTCGCTTTCCCAATTCAGTTTTTGCCCGCAAGCCCCGCAAACCTGCTGTCCTTCCGGAATAATTCCCCCGCACATCACGCATTTGTCTGCTGTCATAACTTGTATTTTCTTTTCTTGTATTTTCAAACCAAACACTCCTTTGCATGGTTTCTTACATTTTCAGCCTCCCAACGGCCCCGGCTGGCGCAAGCCGCTGACGCCGC